AATTTCTGCATCATTAAACTTCGCGAAAAGCATATGCCACAGGACTTGAACATCCAAAGGAGAACACTGTATCAATCTCCATCTCCTCGAGTCACGTTTTGAAATTTTATGCGGCTCTCTCTTGATGAAACATTTCCACAGACTATTGGTATCGTCGTTCAGCATTAAAGACTGAACTCGAAGCCAAAGCTCTGAAACTTTGTATTCATCATAAGAGAGACCGTCAAAACCAAGCCAGCCACCTATAGTAGGAGAGGTTTCGGAAAAACCATAACCCGGTGAACTGGAATGTTCCAAACAATTTATGACATCGAGAAAATTCGAGTAAGTGTCCCAACCTGAGATGTCGGTCCTGCAACAAGAATACTCTCGCTCCATGATAAATAATATGAACTCCTCCTCGTCTTTGGTTGGGACGTTGAGACTTTCATACGAAAACCGGAAAAATTGAGAATGAGAAATTAATGAATCTAGCTCATCTTGGGCGGTAACCCTTGGATAAACTCTATTCGATAAAATTTTGCCGTATCGGGAATACTTAGTTGGACATATTATGTTAGACTTTATTGTCTCGCCAGGAGTGCCCTTGACGAAACCACTTCTTGTCTCAGTTCCTTTGCATTCATATTCTTCGGATCCTTCAACGGGCAGTCTGAAATCACATCCAGTAAGCTGGGCAATTGCGGAGACGACCCTGAGGTTCCAGGAGTAGCCAATGCGGGAGCGCGAGGGGCGGCCTCTTTCAAGGGTTTCTTCAAAGCCCCAGAGTTGGGGCTCTGTGGAAAAACCGACTCTGCATCGGGATAGTTGAGCGCGTACCACTTGGTGCGTCCCAATTTCGTCACTAGATCCTTAGTGTCGAATACGTGATAGCGTCCTTTAGAGAACACCGTTATCTCATCGACATCTCTACGATCAATTTTGACTCCTTTGCGTAATCGATCCCCTTCAAACCACTCCTTGTCGGCCCATTCAATGGAGGCATCTCTGTCATCAGCTTCTGGAACACATTCTGGAAGATACTTCTTCACTTTCATTCTTATGTAGTCCATAGCGATACCAAGATTTTGATTACCTCCACTCTGATGAAGACCAAGTGCACAATTTCCATCATAATAACTTGCTCCTGAATATCCTGCAAGAGTTGTACCAAAATATCTAACATAACCAAAACCGGCTTCCGGGCAATTTGAGAGTCTTGCCATAGTTCCCATCCCCTTGATTC